CAGTTGATTTTATTATTGGCGATCTTAACTCTACAAACTCTACTATTATCGAAGGCGTAACAGAACCTGATGATTGGTTTGGTTGTAAATATACCTGTGCAGCAGACGGTACTTTTACTGCCATAGAAGGTTGGGTTGATCCTAGAGAAGCAGAGTAGATGAATGATAGAAATTGGACTAGCACTAGCAGCAGCAAGCAAGGCTTTTGAGCTTATTAAGCAAGGTGTCGAGGCAGGGCAAGATGCTACTGATCTTATTGGAAAAATTGGCTCGTTTTACGATGCTAAAGAAAAAGTACAAGAAGCAAAGGAAGAAGTAGATCGTCAAAAAGCCAAAGGCATATATGCGTCAGGATCAGTCGAAAACTACGCACTCAAAGTAATTGAATCTGAGATGAAGATAGCAAAAATGGAAGAGGCGGTTCGGCGGATTTTTGTTGATAAAGGAAAGACTCCGCAGTACAAACGCATGATGCGCTTACGCGAGGAAGAAAGATATCGTCGCAATCAACAACAAATAAAAGATAATCGTTTAAAGCGAGAAAAACTTAGGAAAGAACAAGATTTTAAAAACTTAATGTTTGCTATTTTAGCCGCTACTTTTTGTGTAGGCGGTTTGGGTTGGATAATCACTTTTATTGGGTCACTGTAGATGGAGTATCAAGTGCTTTTTAATGTCGCTGTAGGCGTGTCGGGATTTATTGGAGGCTGGCTAGTTAATAGGGTCTTTGTCTTGTTAGATAGAATAGATGCCGACATGAAAGCTATTGCTGTGCAGTATGTTACCAAAGAAGATTATCGTGAAGACATCCGAGAGGTCAAAGAACTGCTTGGCGCAATTTTTAAAAGACTAGAAACTAAGGCTGACAAATGAAATTAGACCCGGTACTACTAACAATGGCTTGTAGTTGGTCTATGAAGGCTTACAAAGACAACGAATATGTTAATACCACAAAGATTGAAAACAAGTGGACCTCTACCACTGCTTATTTTGTCAGGCGTAAGTCAGTAGATATAATAGTCTTTAGAGGCACACAGCAGGCCGCTGACTGGATTTGGAACGCCAGTGCCATTCCTGTACCCTATGCAGGTCGCTTCTGTCATGGTGGCTTTTCGACGGCTCATGCGTCTGTCTGGGGTCAAATTAAGAAGCTTATTGACTATAAGAAACGTACTCTAGTGTGTGGTCATAGTCTTGGTGGTGCGCTTGCAGAGCTAACAGCCGCTAAGTTAAACAAGAAGCACCCTAACCTAAGCCTGATTACCTTTGGTAAACCTAATACATTCTTCAAGGGCTTCAAGCGTCCTATGGAACTGGACGATCAAATCTCTTGTGTGATGGGCAGCGACATCGTGGCTAAGATACCTCGGTTTTGCTATGGCCCTTCTAAATCACAGACCATGCTATACTTTGCAAATTCTGGTAAAAACTTTATAAACCCGGCTAAGAAAGATAAGGACGGTGGCGTATCTGACGCTATTTCTGATCACTTTATGGACGGGTATAAGACACGTTTAAAAGAATTTATAGAGGAGCAAAAAAATGAGACTACTGATACTTAGTGCAATTGTAATTCTGTCAAGCTGTACGTCTGTGCAGCAGGTTATAGACAACCAAGAAGTATATTGCAGTTCTTTTTACAAAGGAGTACGTGCTGTCGGTCGTAGTGCGTTAAGCGCAACCACTGGAGTTGTTGTACCTGATGTGTGCGATACCATCGAAGATATAGTAGCCGAGCAAGTAACTCCATCAGATGAGGTTGGCGCGTGAAGTTAGGAAGCTTGCTTAAATCGCTTTCTCCTCATATTGCTAGTGCGGCAGGAGGGCCACTTGCTGGAATGGCTGTAAAGATAGCTGCCTCCAAACTAGGGATGCCTAGTACAGCAACTGCAAACGAGATTGAAGATTTAATCGAACGAGAGCCTGACAAAGCTGTTCTTCTGAAACAGGCTGATTCTGAGTTTAAAAACCGTCTTAAGGAGATGGAGATTGATTTAGAATCTTTTAAAACACAGGTTGAAGATACGCAAGACGCAAGGAAAAAAAACAGAGAAGCAAATGATTGGACACCTCGCATATTTATTATCTTATGTCTCTTATTATATGGAGTCTTTATACTTATGATAACAATCATGCCTCACGATCAAAATGATGAAACCATCATATCACTCGTGCTCGGCCAGCTAAGTGCCCTCCTTGGGACCGGAGGCGCGTATTATTTTGGCTCCCATCAAAATAGTAAAAAGTAGAGAATGAGTAAAATGATAAAATTATTAGAACAACTTAAAAGGCATGAAGGATTTGAGACCCATGTTTATGACGATACTGGTAAAGACATAGAAAACAGTGGGCGGCTAACAATAGGAATCGGACGCAATGTCGATCCAAGAGGCGGCTTAGGTATTACCGAAGAAGAGGCTATGTATCTCCTTGAAGCGGATGTCCTGCGTTGCATTAAAGAAATTAGCGCAGAGTATCCGTGGTTCGGACAGCTTGATGAGGTCAGGCAAGAAGCTATCATAAACATCTTCTTTAATCTTGGATCTACAAAATTTAGGCTTTTTAAAAACGCTATACAATGCCTAGAAGGTGGAGATACAAAAGGAGCTGCAATAGAGTTTCTCGATTCTAAGTGGAGCCGACAGGTAGGCAATAGAAGCTTTGAGCTCGCAGAGCAATTAACTACTGGACGATATGCTGATGACATATGAATATAAAGCCGAATTAAGGAGAGTTGTCGATGGAGACACTATTGATGTTGATATTGATCTTGGTTTCAACCACTGGATTCGTGGGGAGCGTATACGCTTACTTGGAGTGGACTGCCCCGAATCGAGAACTTCTAATAAGGTTGAAAAGCGATTTGGGCTTCTCGCAAAAGCGTTCGTTCAAAAATTTCTTGAAGGGAAGCAAATAATTTTAAAAACTAGCGAGAAAGGCAAGTACGGCAGATACTTGGGAGACTTTAAGGTTGGCACCAAGTGGCTCACTAAAGAGCTACTAAAGAATTATCACGCTGTCGAATACACCGGGCAGAACAAAAAGCTTGTAAAAGCTGCTCATCTAAAGAATCGTCAGTGCATATCTGGTTGATAAGCCTTAATTTCCTTCATATAAGCAAAAAAATCTTTAGAACGAATCTTATCGTTAAAGATAAAATCTTCCATATACCTTAATGATAAAGCCATAGAAGCTACATGATTAAAGTCAGTGCCTTTCATTTTCTGATCTAAAGTTTCTAGCCATTTATCCGTATCTTCTGGGTTCTGCATCGTAAATGTAATTTCGCTCATTTTGTCTCCAACTAATTAAAAATTTTAATAGCTTTTGTTAATAACGGCAGATCATAAATACTTGTTAAATGTTTAAATTTCATGCGTCTAGCATCTTCTTTAATTGCTTTTACAGATACATACTCGCCTTTCTTATAGTCCTTAGCGGCACTGGTTTCCCAGAACCATGATTTAGCACAACAACCCATAATATACACAGCATTTTCTGGATAGTTAATAGCGCAAAAAATATACGCCTCGCATTTTTGGTTGCGTAGGTAATCGGTCAGCATTACATGGTGATCTTCATTAATCTTACCCGATATAAAATTAGTCGTTTTAACGTCCGTTTTTACGCCCTCAACCATAAAATCATAGTCATAAGTATCTTCATAGGTATGATCTATGCCTAGACTCGCTAGTGCCTCAGATACAGCCAATTCGCCCAAAATACCAGTAATATATGAGTTTTTATTAACTGACCTGTTGTTAAGTTGATCCGGGCTATCCTCGGATATATCGTGCCATATCGGATGTATTTCAAGAATTGCCGTCATGCACAGGCCACGGAATAGTGATGTTTAGGTTCTCAGCTAGGTATCGATTAAGAATCTCATAGACTTTTACATAATCGATTTTATGAGCCTTAGCTGTCGATTTTTCATCAATCTGAGACTCTTGAACTGGTTTCCATATGTGTTCCTTAACGAGTTGCTGGGTCCACGGAATATCTGCTTTGTGTGCCAAAACAACACGCATATCCTGTCCGGAGTCGTTAAGTGCGTCAGAAACTTGTTGGCACCAGACGTGAAGAGCAGAATTTTGCTTTAAGCTGCGTTGCTTTCCGGTTTTCCACTGGAGCATAATGTATTTATCTTTTTCATAGAGTTCATCGACGTGCTTCTTGAAGAGTTTTAAAGTGTGATCTGAGTTAACTATCCAGAATTTACCTGTCATAACAACCTTTTCTCCTGTTCTTTAATTTCAGCCTTAAACTCTTTTATCATTGCGTCATAATCGGCTTTGTAGAGCTTATGGACTGTGTTTTTTGAAGCTATCATGTCTGCAACAAAATCTGCTCCATATTGTTCTTGCATATATATAGTATATCTTTGTGCGGAAGTGCCGTGTTTCATGCCAAAGCCGTTACAGCCTTTACACTGGACATGGACGTTGCGCTCATCAAGGGACCAAAAACTTGATGCTCCCTTGGGAATGAAGTGACCACCGTCTGCGTCTTTCCAATGGATCCTTTTATCGCAACTGACACAAGTAACCATCCCATCATCATCAGCAGCTTTCATCCGTACTAGCTTTTGAAGCAAACGTAAGGCTTTGGCTCTCGGAGTCTCTTTCATTTTTTGACCTTAGCGATTATAAAACCTTCATCAATTGTGCGACTTGTAGCCTTATAATCATGATTAGCGGATCGCAAATATGAAGTTATAGACCATAAGGCAGACCGCATTTCATCATAATCGTCAAAAGCTAAAGCCTGATCATCGTCAAGCTCTAGCCATTTCCGAACACTGCGATTTTTTGGCTCTTTTGCCTTACCCGGTGTGTAAGTAATAATTTTCAAAACGGAATATCTCCGAAATTTTCAGATGACTGCTGTTGAGTAGGCTCTGGCTGATCGACAGGCTCAGACCATTTAACCGAGAGATATGGCTTACCACCATCGTCAGGTACATTTTTCCAGCCTTTTAAAGTAATTTTACCGCTGCCATCTAGCGTCACTTTACCGCTGTCAAAGTCAGACAGTAGCGATTTTAAGCGGTCTACGTCTAGTTTAGCGTAGTATCCATCATCAAATTTACTTGGCGATAGATTTAAAAGTAAAGAATATTTGTTGCTCATTGAGGATCTCCGTTTGGGATTTTACATAAGTGTCGGCTTCTATCAGGATTGGCAAAGCCTTTTCAAGAAATTCATGATCTTTTTTTACTTCGATAATAAACGGTTTTAAATCAGGGTGGTAACTAGCAAAAAACATGGACGGAAGTTCCATAATGTGCATCTGCATCTGCACTTGCTGAATGTATTCTGTCGGCAATTTTTTGTTCTTCATGTACCTGACATGGGTGCTTGCGCGAGGACATTTGATCTCTATGGCACAGTCTTTTCCGTCAAAGGTAAAAACGCCATCAGGACTACAGCCTATATCGTGGTCATCTAGTAAGTAAAAACCAACTTCTTTAATATCGACATCAAGAATCGTCGCAAAGAAATCACGAGCCTCTGACTCTCGCTCTGTCCCACGCAACATATCGTCATTTCTAAACGTGTCTACCGGCTTACCAGACATCTTCTCAGCAATAACTGAGTTAAGATAAGTATCTCTAGTAGTTGAGGTGGTTTTTTCGCCTTTGGTCGTCACAAGAGCTTTAAGAGCACTTGCAGTAATACAACCTGCTCGATGCTCTAGCCACTCTGAGCTGCCCTGCTGGCAGTAAGTAACTTTCAAGATTTGTTCCTGCGAACGTCAATCTTTCCTTGCAGGATTTTAATTTGCTTAGGGGTCAGACTCCAATCCTTAGCTTTTACGCTTTTCAGAGCTTCTTCTTCGTTCACATTGACTTCTGCTAGTTGTTTTTTAAGATTATCAATGATTTTAGAATCAATAGGTCGCTGTGCGTTTTTAGTTTGTTGCGTTCGATCACCATGCGTAGCAAATTCACCATCATCATCAAGCTTAGGGTCTGAAATGAGCAAAAGACTGGCTAGAAGGTATCTTTTGGCATACGTATAACAACCGCCTGTCGCTTGAGCACCGAGCTTTTCTTTATCAACAAGGCAAGTTTGGCTGTGATGCTGATTACTTGCTAAATGTCTAAGATGGATACGGACACCTGCATCACGTTCGTTGTTGATATCCTCAAAATAAAATAAAATGCCGTTATCCGAAAAAGCTTTCATCGCTGGCGGCAACAATGTTTCTAACTTGTGATATTGGTTTTTTATGTGCGTGTTGATGCCGTCTTTTTCAGGCGTAATGAAACGTCTTTGGGCATCACTAAAAGCCTGCCAAAATAATTGATTATCCATAATAGATTCCCGTCAAGGTTAAAAGAAATGATAAGATAACAGCGTGGATGTGTGGTGTCAAGTGGTGGGAATGCGACTGTTCCGGGAGAGGCTTGCTGACGGGTACAAGATGTGGTGTGTGAAGTCACATAACAGCCGCATATGCTGTATATTTTACATTATTAAAATTGTTATGTACACTGATCGTCCGGTGTTGATTTTGCTTGACCGGGAAAACTCAAGAAAAATGGCTATGGGTAGCCTGAAACGCCCAGATAGCGTGATTTGACAGGATTGATGGGACTGAGCTCTAAAGCAAATATGGAGCTACAAACCGGGTTAATCGGACACATAAGGTGGGGTATGACGAGCCTCCTGTTGGGAAATCGTTCCGGCAAATTCCAAATTACGGACCATGCTCTAAATCTGTCTATAGGTGTCCATAACCATCTAAATGATTACTATTTTCGTTGCTGTGTCAAAATGTGTTGACATTGGTAGTGTAGCTGATATCATGGCTACATATTAAAAAAAGGAGAGCGGAATGATCTGGGAAAAAGTAATAGTCGATTGGTGTGATGAGTACAAATGTTGGACTGTTGGCACATACGATAATGATGGTAATCGTGAGCACTTTTCTGAACAGCACAGACGAGAATGGGCTATTGATGACGCTAAGATTTTAGCTTTCGAGAACCAAGTTGGTGAGCAAAGAGCTCCAAAAGTTGAAATATTTACAAAAACTAACAAGCTTTTTAAAACATTAACGGATTGGAACTAAAAAACCGCCCTCTCCGGAGGGCATCATTAAATGACGGAGTATCAAATATGAATGCTTTAACTACAGATGAAATGATTGACATTATAGAAAACAAAAAAATTAACCAATGCTCACCTGAGCATAAGGCACAAGTGATGGAATTTGCTTTTGGTAAAGATTTTATTGAAAGCGATTGCAAGGGTGATATTAAAAATTATTAAGGAGCAATGTATGTATAACGAAATGGCGGTTTCAGAAGCAATAGACGATCATTTAGAGGATCTTATTGATTCTAAGGAAAATGTTGTTAATGGTTATCCATCAATAGCATCAAGCAATGCTTTAGTCTCAGCTAACGCAGAGGCTTATGGAGATACGGTCAATGTCATGTTCGACAGTTATGATGAGTATAACTTTTTTGAGCGTGACATGATGCTTGCTTTTTCTGGCAAATTATCCCATGACGATTTTTTTCTAAAGTATCGAAAAAATTACGAAAAGGCGCGACAAATGGTTGTTAATTCTTTATCGGATCGAATTTGGATGCGCTACGAAAGTTTTCTCGCCGATCAAGAGGATTACGCTAATGAAATTTAAAAACATATTAGTTTTGATATTTATTCTAGGTTGTTACGGATTTGTGTCGGAGATGGACTATCAGGACGCTTTGAGAGCGGAGGAAATCAGAACCAATGGTAACCCTTAGACCGCACCAAGAAGATGCGGTAGAGGCTCTGAGAGACAGTTTTAGAAGGGGAAATCTTAGACCAGTTCTGGGAGCTCCTTGTTCTATGGGTAAAACTCACATAGCTATACACGTAATGATGAAGGCGGCAGAGCAAGGTAGGACTGCCGTCTTTTTTTGTGATCGGTTAAAGTTATTACAGCAGACCTGCGATGCCTTTGATGCGATGGGTGCGGATTATTCGGTCTTACAAGCCGAAGATCCGAGATATGATCCCAATAAAAAGATTCAGATTGCCTCAATTCAAACTGCTTTAAAGCGCAAAAACTTTTGGTTTAATTTTGCTGTCGTTGATGAGTGTCACACGCTCTACAAAGGCATGATGGAGCTTATGCGTAGATATACGGCTGTTCCTTTCTTGGGACTCAGTGCAACTCCTTTCAGCCGTGGAATGGCCTGTGAGGGCTTATATGATGACCTGATCGTTACGACCACTCCAAGAGATTTAATTGCTAAAGGATATTTATGCCCAACCGATTACTATATTGGTCGGTCCGTAAGCTCTGAAGGCATTAAAACTAAAGCTTTAAGGACCGGATCCAGTGATTATGATGGGGATTCATTAGGTAAAAAAATGCTAGAGGACGATACTTTAGCAGGTGATATTGTAAAAAATTACTTAGACCATAGTGACAATCTGCAAAAGAGGGCTGTCTGTTACGCACCATCCATAGCCTACTCAAAGACGCTTGTTGATAGGTTTAATGCTGAGATCGGGCGAGAGGTAGCGTGTCATATTGATGGTTACATGGACCCGGTCGAAAGAGAGCTTATTCACCAAGATTTTCAGAATGGTGTGTATAAGATTTTGGTCAATAGTAAGCTTCTTAACACTGGCTGGGATGATCCGGGAGTAGAAATCCTTTGTGACTGCTACAAAACCAAGTCAAGGATTGCGTGGATCCAGCGCATTGGAAGGGTTTGGCGTACATCACCGGGAAAAGAAAGGGCAATAGTATTAGATCATGCAGGTAATCTTGAGTATTTTTCAGTATTCCCAGAGGATGTTGTGCCATATAAGTTAGATGATAAAGAAAAGACTTATAGCGAACAGGATCAAGTTAAGAAAGAAGAAAAAGAGCTTATTGTAAGGCAGTGTCCTCAGTGTAGTGCTGCTTTTTCTGGAAGAGTCTGTGGTGCTTGCGGATATGTGCTACCGCCTGAAGCCAAGATTATTAAGGATGATGGCACCAAGCTTAAATTAGCGAAAAACCTTTCAAGCTCCGAAAGACGCAGGACCGAGCTCACAAAAGAGGATAAGCAGAAGTGGTACGGCTCTTTATTATGGTATGGCAATCAGCATGGCTATAAGAAAGGATGGGCTTATCATAAGTATATCGAGGCTATGAGTTGTGCTCCAAATGGGCTAAAGCAGTCTATGTGCAACCCTACCTCTGAGGTTCTTAGCTGGATTACAAGTAAAAATATTAGATATTCAAAGATTAAATGGAGTAAATGATGGAGTGGTATGATTCTGTTTTAGATAGGTTGGATAAGGTAAAGTCTCAAGGAACCGATAGATGGGTTGCTTGTTGCCCGGTCCATGATGACAAAAACCCGAGCATGAGCATTAGTGTAAAAACTAATAGAGGTGTTGAAGGTGGAGAAGTGTTATTATTTCATTGTCATAGTTGCGGTGCTAAAGGTGATAGTGTGGTAAAATCTTTAGGGCTGTCAGCTAGTTCTTTATTTCAGAACCGTCAAAAATTTGACGCAGACGATAATTGGTTGTTAAAAAAGACCAAAGAAGAGGACGATATGTACATTGCTATCTATGACTCAGCAGTCAATCGAGGTGAAAAACCTAGATATAGCGATTACAAGGCGTATAAGGTATCTAAAGCTAGAGATGAGTTAAGAAAAGGGTTGAATTTGTGAATTATTATAATGAATTCGATCCTTTCGCTGCAAAGTGGTTAAAGCAACTAATTTCAGATAAATTGATACCTTATGGAGATGTAGATGAGCGATCAATCGTGGATGTTGATGCAAGAGAACTTAGTGATTACGCGCAATGCCATTTCTTTGCAGGAATCGGTGGGTGGTCAAGAGCACTTGAGCTCGCAGGGTGGGACTCAAGCAGACCTGTTTGGACCGGAAGTCCTCCATGCCAAAGCTTCTCAGTCGCTGGAAAAGGTAAAGGAAAAGACGATAGCCGACACCTCTGGCCTGTCTTCTTTAATCTCATCCGAGAGTGCAATCCTCCAGCAGTCTTTGGTGAACAAGTTGCAGCAGCTATTAGACATGGGTGGCTTGACGATTTACAAAGCGACTTTGAAACAGAAGGCTACGCCTCAGCAGCGTGTGTACTGCCATCTGGGGCTGTCGGGTCACCGCACAAAAGGGACAGACTCTTCTTCACAGCAAAGCGCGTGGGCAACGCCAGTGGCTCAACCAGCGAACGGCAGTTGGGAGCAGTTTTTGGAGCGCAAGAGAAAGTCGGTGGAGAGAGGACACAGCTTGGGGATTTCTCTAACGGACACTCAAATGCAAGCCAAGTCGATAGATGTAAGCGCGTGGCCGACACCGATATTATCGGACATGAAAGATCGTGGAAAATGGGACGATCAAGCTGTACAAAGAAGGATAAGGATAGGGAAACAAGTGCCTCTGTCAAGTCTTGTGCAAACGACCTCTCCGTGGCCGACTCCAACACATCACAACGCGAAAGAGGGAGGTTATGCCGGGGAGATAAAACGGAACACGATTCCATTAGGCGCGATGAAGCACATTGTGGCATGGCCGACTCCTCAAGCGATGGATTCAGCAAGGGGTCCGATTCGGAGTCTTCAAAACGGCCAGAGGATCGACAAGAAGGGTCAGAGGTTCGGTCTTTCGCTAGTGACAGCTGCGACATTAGCTTCTGGTCAGATTCCACAGTCATCTACTGTCGAGACGGAAAGCACCGTCCCATCCCAGTTGAATCCGCGCTTTTCCCTCTGGCTAATGGGATACCCAATAGAGTGGGCTTACTCCGGGGAGCAGGTAACGCGATTGTCCCACAAGCGGCAGCAGAAATAATTAAGGCGGTAATGTGAATGGGTAGACCAGAGAGAGTCTTATCTGAAGAGGAAATCAAGGAGCTTGAAAAAATAGCACCCTCATTAACTCACGAGCAAATAGCAGCGTATTTTGGTATAGATGACAATACCTTACGTGCAATTTTAAAAAGGGATAAAAACGTTTTTCAGGTCTATAACCGTAGTAAGACTAGAGCAGGTATCGCTATGGTTGAAAAGCTGTATGATAAGGCTATGGAAGGAGACCATCCAAGCATGAAGCTTTGGCTATCTCAAAGGATGGGATGGACAGAAAAGAGCCGTACTGAGCACGTTGGAGATGGTGGTGGTCCCATTGAGGTTGACACTCACTGGACTTGGGAAATCATGGGAGAAGATGATGCCGATGAAGAAGGGAAGCAGTAAGGCTGCAATCAGCCAGAACATCAGGACCGAGATGGCAGCAGGTAAGCCTCAAAAGACAGCTATTGCTATAGCTATGTCGCAAGCTAAGAAGAAAAAGAAAAACAAAATTAAGTATGAGTAGCTATTACAGAACTTCTGACAATACGCTCATTAGTTTGAGCGGAGGTAGAACTTCAGGCTTTCTACTCTATAAAACACTTCAAGAATACGGTGGTCAGTTACCCGATCACATTAAAGTTATTTTTGCCAATACAGGCAAAGAACTGCCTGAGACCTTAGATTTCGTAAGAGACATAGAAACGAACTGGGGAGTTCCGGTTACTTGGGTAGAGTATGGCGGTCGGACCCCAATAGAAGATTCTAAAAATTACGATTACAAAGTAAATGTTGTTGATTATAAGACCGCTTCAAGAAATGGAGAGCCATTTAGTCAGCTTTTAAGTGATGTTAAAGGTCTACCAAACCCTATGTCCCGATATTGTTCTGGGCAGTTAAAAATAAGAACAATGACACGGTATTTGAAAAGTATCGGCTGGGAAAAAGGATGGAATTGTTTTATTGGTATTAGGGCAGATGAACCAAGAAGGGCTGCAAAACTACATAACAAGATTAGCGAAGGTCAAGATTGTTTCTGTCCACTTTATTTAGACAAGGTAACAAAAGAGGACGTTGGCAATTTCTGGGCAGATAACAGTTTTGATTTAAATCTTCCCAATAATAACGGCACAACGGATTGGGGCAACTGTGATCTTTGTTTTTTAAAAGCAAGAAATAAACGTTTATCAATTATCAAAGAAAGACCAGATTTAGCGCAGTGGTGGATTGAAGTAGAAGAAAAAAAGAAAGATCAGTTTGATCGGAACGGCTGGAAATATTCACAAATGAAAGTAATAGCGTCAAGTCAAAGCAGTTTGTTTGATTATGGCAATGAATCAATTCCTTGCTTTTGTGGAGATTAATATGCCTGTAGCTAAGATGCCAAGAAAGCTAAAGCGTTTTGTCAAACCAAAGCGATACAAGATAGCTATCGGTGGTCGAGGCTCAGGTAAGAGCATGACTATAGCTGATATGTGCCTATGGGCTGCTCAAGCAGAAGGGATCAAGACTCTTTGCTGCCGGGAGTTCCAAAGCAGTATCTTGGATAGTAGCCACGCACTGCTCAAGGCTGAGATCGAACGGCTTAATCTCACTGGCTTTGAAGTTAATCAGCAAGAAATACTCTATCAAGGCATTAGTGTTTTTAAGTTCAAGGGTCTAGCCCGGAACCCAGAAAGCGTTAAGTCATTCCACGATTTCAATCGAGTCTTTCTGGATGAAGGACAGACTATATCAGCCGAATCGCTCAAGGCGTTGACTCCTACCTTGAGAACAGCAGGATCAGAGCTCTGGATGGCTGCTAACCCTAGAAGCGTAGCTGACCCATTTTCACAAAGATTTATAGTTCCGTTTGAGAAAGAGCTTAGGCGTGATGGTTACTTTGAAGATGACCTGCATACTATTGTATGGATCAACTGGTCTGACAATCCGGGATTCCCTGATGTATTAGAGCAAGAACGCTTGCATGACAAAAAAAAGATGCCTCCTGCCTTGTATCGGCATATCTGGGAGGGAGAGTATTATGATGAGCATGAGGACTCTATTATCCCGGTAGAGTGGTTTAACGCTGCAATCGATGCTCATATAAAGCTAAACTGGAAGCCGCAGGGAGCGATCATTGCATCACATGACCCATCAGATACTGGTGGTGACAGTAAAGGATACGCCCTACGACACGCTAATCTGGTGCTAGATGTCTGCGAAAAAGTAACTGGTGAAGCTGCTGAGGGCATGGATTGGGCTTTAGATAAAGCGGTAGCAGACAATGCGGATTGGTTTGTTTGGGACTGCGACGGTCTTGGTGTATCTCTCAAGCGTCAGGTAGATCAAGCACTAGAGCATAAGAACGGTATTGAGTATTTTATGTTTAAGGGCTCCGAAGCGGTAGAAGAACCAGATATGCAGTATATCTCTGGAGGTAGCGTAAGAGGTAAGACCAACAAGGATACGTTCTTCAATAAGCGTAGCCAGTATTGGTGGAGACTTAGAGACAGATTTGAAGCCACATATCGAGCAGTAAGTAAAGGAGAATATGTAGACCCGGAGGATCAAATTAGTTTATCCTCTGGCATTAAAGCTTTAGATCAATTGAGATCGGAGGTTTGTCGTATTCCGATTAAGCGAAACAACAGCGGAAGGTTACAGGTTATGTCTAAGATTGACATGGCTAAGAAGCCGTACCAAATACCTTCACCAAACATGGGCGATAGTTTAATGATGGCAATGTATAAGCCGTCAGCAATGAAGAAAAAAGCCTTAGAAATTAATTTTACTGGTTGGGCAAATAATGGCTAAATACGAAGATGGCGTAGAGGATCGGGGTAGTGCGGAAAGCGACCTAAGTTATAAGGCTGATTACAGTAACCATGAGTCAGTGATTAACCTACTGTCAGACTGTCAGGGTGCAGATTGTGATAACCGGGATATGCTTCGGGAGGCTATGCTCTTTATCAACAAACGTGACGGCATGTGGGAGCCCTACTGGATCACACAGAATAAGGAGTCTCAAAAGCCAAGATATACTTTCGACATGGTAAATCCGATAGTGGATCAGGTGGCAAGCGAGATAGAGCAATCTGACTTTGACGTGCGTATAAGTCCTGCTGGCGGCGATGCCACAAAAGACATAGCCAATACCTATGATGGGATTATTCGTAACATCGAGGCTATGAGCAATGCTAGTACGGTCTACTCTCAAGCGGCTAGAGGTATGATAGTCGGTGGTATGGATGGCTGGCGCGTTGTACAGAAGTTCACAGATGACAACTCATTCGACCAAGACCTTGCTATCGAAAAGATTGGTAACTTTGTAGACCGGGTATGGTTTGATCCCTCAGCAGAGCTCCAAGACAAGTCAGACAGTCGATATGCCTTTTGCTTGCACCCAATGGCGGTAGATGAGTATGAGGCAAGATGGCCTAACGGTAGCAAAGAAAGCGTATCAGATGACCGTGATGGCGAGGCTTATTACGATAAGGCTGAGGTCGTTGTTGTTGGTGAGTTCCTCTATGTGGAGTCTCAGGAAAGAGAATTAGTCTTGATGTCCAATGGTCAGACGCATGAGGTTGACGATGACTACGATAAGGTAATGGATGACCTAGCGCAGATTGGTGTTACTGAGGTTAGACGCAGGACGCGCAAGAAGCATTATGTGTGTAGTCGCTACTTTGATGCCAAAGATTTCCTTGAGGAAAAGAAAGAGACTGTATTCTGCCGAATTCCCATAGTCCCAGCCTACGCTAACTACAAGATCATTGAGAACAAGACAATATACTGGGGCGTAGTTGAGAAACTATTAGACCCTCAAAGAGTGATGAATTACTCAGTCAGCCGTGAGATTGAGGAAGGGGCTCTGGCACCACGCGCTAAGTATTGGATGACCACTACTCAAGCAGCAGGTCACGAGAAACAATTACAAACCTTAAACACTAACTCGGACCCGGTACAGTTCTATAACATTGACCCAGAGTCACCTGCACCTCCGCAGCAGCAAGGTGGAGCACAGATCAATCCGGGTCTAAGAACAATATCCGAAGCGATGAGGGCCATGATCGGTCAGACCGCTGGTATGTTTGCCGCAAGCATGGGAGACAACCCTAACGCACAGTCCGGTATAGCCATTAAGGAGCTCCAAGACCGGGGTAGTAACTCTACGTTTAAGTACACAAAGAGCCTAGAGATTGCCATAGCCGCCACAGGACGGATTTTAAAAGACGCTATACCAATGGTATACGATACCCAGAGAACGGTCCGTATACTGCGTGAGGATGAGTCTTATGACATGGTTGACCTGCATCAAAAGATTATAGATCAGGAGACCGGGGACGTTATTACGCTAAACGATCTAAACGTGGGTACTTATGACGTTGTGTGTCGTGCTGGACCTAGCTTCCGAAACAGACAGCAAGAGACTTTGGAATCGATTACTGCGCTGGCTCAGGTAGATCCAAGCCTAATGCAGATCGCTGGAGACCTGTTGTTACAGAATATCAGTACACCTGCCGCCTCACAGATTGCAGAACGTAAGCGCGTACAGATGATAGCTCAGGGCTTAATACCGCAGAGTCAGATGACCGATGAAGAGCTCCAGCAGATGCAAGCGCAGATGCAACAAGGGCAACAGGCACCAGATCCAAACATGGTCCTAGCGCAAGCTGAACAGATGAAGGCTCAAGCTGATCTAATGAAGGTCCAAGTAGAGCAGCAGAAGGTTCAGAATGACACCATGCGTATACAATTAGATGCACAACGAGAACAGAACGATGTGGTCGCTGATCAGGCCAAGAATCAGGTCGATGTCTTTAACGCTCAAACCAGCAGGATTAAGACGCAGGTAGAGGCTGAGAAGGCTGGTGCCACGATAGATCACACTAATACTAAGGCGTTTGGTGATGAGATAGACAACCAGCGTAAGATCAACGAGATGATGGAAGAGGAAAGGCTAAAGAACGAAATGGCTATGATGTCCGATATTGATCTTATGAGGATTGCAAACGGTGGGTAGTGCTCTTGGAGACTTGATTATCAAGGGTGGAGCGTTGTTAGGATTTGATGACGCAAGGCAAGAATCTATTATGCGAGAGGCGGCAGATTTAACTAATATAATATCTCCTCTTATGGGAAATAATCAGCAGATAGAGGTTGTCTACAAGACTAATGACAATGGAAATCGTATTGCTGAGATTTTAGATGCGAATACTGGATTACGAGCAAACGATGAAGTTTTTAATGCGGTCAATCACGCTTTGTTTTCATATGATGCAGGTCAAAACCCTTTAGCCGGTATGGGTGGTCAAATTAAAGAGTTTTATCAAGCTCATTTAGCGCGTCAGGCAGGAGATGATTTTCAATTAGCAGGTCAGCATCAAGATTATTTTAACAATAAGTTTGGTTTGCGGATGGCTAGTCAAGGCCTGACGCGAGAAGAGGCTAAAAACCAGATTATTGATAACCTGCTAAACGTAAACAACGAAGGACTCCAGTCCAGACTATTACAAGGACTACCTCCAAGACCAAGATATGACTTAGTGCTCAATCCTGCGGATTTGCCTGAGCCTAACTACTTCTTCAGGAAATAAGATGGCAACACCACAAGAATTAGCAAGAAGCGAACTTCAAAAACGATCAACCTACGTTGGTCAAGACATGAAGCCGTTTGAAAGCACTATAAATCCTTTCAATCCTAACTTCCGGGCATCGGTTGGCTCTGCAATAAGAGAATTTATTGATGACTTTGGCTTTAGTGGTGGATACAAGCAAGGGCTAGAAAACCTATCAGACGCTACAGAGTTCTCGCTAGACTTCATACCCGGAGTCGGTGATGCGGTAGGTGTAGGAGATCTGCGTCAGTCCATAAGCTC